CTTATTAAGCCTTTTTAGCTGGAGCCTTTTTAGCTGGAGCCTTTTTTGTTGGAGAAACAATCTTCTTAGCGGCTGGTTTAGCGGCTGGTTTAGCAACTGGTTTAGCAACTGGTGCTGGTGCTGGTGCTGGTGCTGGTGCTGGTGCTGGTGCTGGCTTAGCAACTGGTACAGCCTTTGGTGGTTCAATGTGATCAGCAATATCTTTAATAATGCTATAAAGTTCTTCAGTGCGAATCTTAGATCTCGCAAGTTCAATTGTAATTTTTTCTCTAACAGAGTCCATTGTGTAATATATATAAAAGAAAGATAATCTTTATACTAAATGTTATTCATTGGTCCAACTCTCCTGAGTGGAATTGGTCAACACTGTAAAAAATATATGGACCTTTTTCCTGATCCTGGATACACTAAGTATATAGAAATAAACCAGGAAATACCCGAATCTGATAGTGCTTTTATATTTGCGCTTCCTGTAAAATACTGGTTAGATAGAATACCCGAAATCAAAAAGAAGATAAAACATGTTACGTGTATGACCGTATGTGAAACCGAAACAGTTCATGAAGATTATGGTAAACTTTTTGATTTATTCGATAAAATTGCCGTACCAAGTGAATATTGTAAAAAAGTATTTAAACGACAATTCCCAACTAAACATTTTTATGTTTTACACGCGCACATACCCGATAAAAGACCTTACACGTTTTATCATATAGGTAACGTATACGATCCACGTAAAAATTTCAATAAAATATTAGAATGTTTCATTCGGTTAAATAAACCCGACGCGCGATTAATTGTTAAAGCAACGTGTAAACAACCAGTTAATATAAATATACCAAATGTTACAATAATTAACGATCTTTTACCTGATGAATATATGGAAGATATACATAATAAATCAGATTGTTACGTAAGTTTTTCATCGTCTGAAGGTGTAGGTATGGGTGCTGTGGAAGCAGCGGTAAGAAATAAACCAGTAATTATAACAGATTACGGAGGCGCAACGGAATATATAGAAACACCTTACGTGATAAAATGCGAACTTCAAAAGTTACCAAGGGATGATTTTTTATATAAAGCTGGTATGGAATGGGGTAAACCTGATGTAAACCAACTCATGAAATTTATGGAAGATGCATATAACAAGAAGTTAAGGTATATGGATCACCCGAAAACTCGCGCGTTAACTTGTAAAGAAAATGTATTACAAGAATTCGTCGTTAATATAATTCGTAGCGAGAACAATGATACCAGTTAAAATGGTACCAGATGTAAGCGAACCTCTTTGTGCGATAAGCATTGCAACTATATCATCTATCAATTTAATATTAGTTGGTTTTTTAAAGAGTTCTGGTATAAGCTGAGAAAGTGCGAGATAAAGTGCCATTGCTATTATGACAGGCCTGAGTGTTTCCTGATCTAACATTTTACTATTACAATATATTTAAATTTTAGGTTTGTGTTTTTTACAATAATTTCCACAAGATGCTTTAAAATTACACCTTTTACCACTCATTGTCATGGCAACACATATATTAGTTTTTGTTCTATTTTCTATTTTCTTTTCGGGAATAGTTTCAATAAATTTGATTTTATATTTTTCCCTTTTATCATCGTACTGTTTGCGAGACTCTCTGAGTTTATGAATACTTCTCGCAAACCGTTCACATTTCTCATCTTGATTTTCATATAAACCCCTGGCAATGTCTAAATCTTTTTGTTCATACAACGTGTTCATTTTGGATTTGGTTTTGATTCCTAATATATTTTATATAATTGACGACTGAGGTTATAAAAATACATATAATTATACCATTACATATAACATAATACCAAATATATTCATAAAGACCTAAAAATGTTGTTGATAACATAGCAATCATAACATAAATAGTATATGCTAAAATACCATACATACTGTTATTTTCTATACTATGTAATGGTAATACACACGCCAAGCAATTAAGTATAGTTAAGAGATTATCATACAAAATTGTATAATGTATACTTAATGCAACTAAAAATACATTTAACCAAGTTATCATGACCGAATTAAACAATTTATACTCGGGTTCTTGTTGTTGAACTTGTTGAGTTTCATTACTAGGTAAAACATCTACCACAGGTGGTCTTTCTTCTTCATAATTTATACCTATAATAGGAGTTCCATCTGGTTGTCTAATTTCATTATAGTACATAAAAGAATAACTTGTTTTTCTTTTATGTATATTAAGTGTAAGGGATTTTGTTTTGGTTGTAACGCACCGTTAAAACCGTATATTAAATCGAATAATCAAGAAGTTCGCGATCTCATTAGAAAATATAGACGTATTAATCCTATATTTTTATACAATAATGATACGTATTATAAGTTTTACGGTTTAAAAATAAATCGTGTATGTTATTCTTGTTTTACAAATATAAAAAAACCAAGTTTAAAAGAGTTGAGAAATATAGAAACAGGGAAATGTAAACCATTACCTAAAATATCTTTATCATTGACTAAAAATTATTTACTAGTGTGGTACAATTCGTTACATAAATACGTATCAAATAATTTTAAAAATAGACAAATAATTGTGTATAACGATATTTAAAAAATTGTATTGTAATAAGTAGTATGTGTGATACAAGTGGACCAGATACAGGCGCTATATTATCACTAAATGCGATAGGTAAACAGGACACTTATTTGTTAGAAAACGAATATACAAATTCATTCTTTAATTACGACAGTAAACAACATTCTAATTTTACAAAGTTTCATAAAAGTACAAATATAATTAAACCAGGTAATGCTAAAGCAAATTGGCCATTTGGTGAAACCATTAAAATCACTCTTAACCCAAGAAATATGGGAGATCTTTTATCAAATATGTATATTTCCATGGAACTTCCAGGGTTACCATCCGGAGGTGGTAATGATTATTATTACGCAGATCAGGTTGGTAGACACGTGATTGAATCTATAACAATGCGTGTAGATGAAACAATCGTAGAAACATTTCATTCAGATTGGGGAATAATATACGATGAACTTTATTTAGACGAATCAGAAAAAAGAACAAAAAGATACACAGTTAACAGAAATTTAGCTGAAGATACATCTTTGTTGGCTGGTAATCAAATTTTTAGTCAGTTTAAATCAAAATTGTTTATACCTATACCATTTTTCTTCTCGAGAAAATACGAAGGCGATGAATATGAAACAAATAAACCAAATAGACCATATTTTCCAACATGTGCTATTAATAAACAAAAAATCCAGTTTGAAATAAAATTCAGACCACAAACATTTTTTACTGATTATACGAGTACTATCACATTAAACAGTTTCGATATAGTAACTGAAGAAATTACATTAGAAAATAGTGAACGTTCGTACATCGCTAATAATAAACATGTTCTCATCACCGATATAGTACAGAAACATCCATCTACCGTTATATCAGCCGGAGAAACCAATGCTAAACTCGAACTTGTTCCAAAAATACCAGTTAAAAGTATTAATTGGTTTTTCAGACAGGAAGCGTTTGAAAATGAAACTATACACACAGGTGGTAATAATTTATTAGCAAACGTGTTTGCTAATAGGTATAATTTTTCGTCTAACGTACAGTATTCTATAATAAATGAATTTTATAACGCACCAATGGTCAGCGCTAAAATATTTATAAACGGCGAAGATGTTCCGGGATTTCAAGATACTGATCATAAATATTTCAAATATACCGTACCATTATCTAATCGTTTATCTAGACCATATAGAAATATATACACGTATGCGTTCTCGATGAATCCGGTTAATGTGGAACCATCGGGAAGCTTAGATTTTAGTCAACTTAAATCTGATAGAACTGTTTTAGATGTAAAAATGACAAGTGGGTTAACGAGTGACTATACACTTAACATGTATTATGTAGGTTATCAAACACTTTCGTTTGAAAATGGTTTCATGACACGCGCTTATTAAATAACTGTAACTTATGATCTTTTATGTAATCTATTATGTTGTTTTTTATACACCATCTAATGAAATTTAACTGCGCTACAGTAGTATGAATTTCATTAGTTGTACCCGGTATAGTATATGTAATTTTATCCGCTCTACAAAACGGATCGAATAACTTTTTACTATACCCATCCAAACTCGATTTATATGCTACGTGAACACTAAAAATTTTACCATCGCAAGTCTTATAAGTCAAATTATTTTTTTTAGAATAATTTGTGATAAACCATTCTAAATTTCGTAATGATATACCACCCGATTTATTTAATATTTGTGTTAATATATCACAGTTTTCAGGTATTTCATAAAATTTATTTATAGATGTCAATAATACATTTGATCTATTCATCTTATAGATTCTATAAACCATAACTTTAAGTAACTTTGTTTAATACGTTGTATCGAACGGTAATGGATTATCGTCTTCATGTTCACTTCCATTTGAAATTTCAGAAGTAGACGTAGGTGTTACATTATGGGTATATTTAAGACATGTTTTAACAGGTGTAACGTCGACGGTTGCATTTTTAGCACATTTTTTACAAAATTGGAATTTTCCAATATTTCGTACAGCTAACTGGCTACATATAGTACCCCTGTTAGTAATACCAAGACATAAAATACCATTCATGCGTGATTTTTTATGAGTATCTTGAATCAAATCGATATTCGACTTTAAATTAATTATACCCTTATTTTCTCTATGTATACGCTCTAAGGATCTACATATAACTTTGTCTATTCTAGTATATGTATGCTTTAACATAGCCGATATACAATCGGAATATTCTCTATTGTCATATTCGCGTTCATTCAATATGTTTGGTATTTCCACATTCTTGTCTTCATTTACATATTGACAGTTTTTTGAAAAATCAGTAAAAATCATGTTAGTATAACGAGACGATAATTCCCGATATAATTTAATAAGTTTTGATTGAATAGCTTGTTTTAAATTTTTTTCGTACATTTCATACGTTTCACGGAAAATACAATCTATATCGTCCATGGTCTCTTATTACATATACTATTTTATTTTTTAAGTTTAAAAATGTCAGAAATACGTTTCTGTTTAGGATCGTAATCACAAAGTCTACTACGCTTTTCGGGTTTAGACTTTTTTATGAGTTGTCCAAATATCTCTTCCTTAGGATCGTCAAATAACGGATCGATCAAATCACAAACAGGATTAATAAATTTATTAAGGAAATAATAAGGATAATCTATATCCATATTATTATCGAGCGCATACTTCGGATCTTCAGCTTTCTCGTACGCTTTTGCTCGCGGATCCCATGTTTTACATAAAATATAAGGAACTCTATCACCAGATTGTGGTTCAGAACCAGGTTGTCTATCACGCATTTTATTACGTACCTGTACGTGTGGTAAATTATCAGACTTATAGGAATCACCCAATTGTTGTGAAAGTATAAGTTTTTCATTTGGAACAGAACCCCCTAGTAATTCAACCGCGCGTTGTAAAGCAAGTGCTTTTGGTGTAGTTGTATCGTTACTTTCAAGAATAACATCGAGTAGCTCTTTACATACTTCACGCATATATGGTGTATTATCTCGACGAACAAGTTGAAGACCTTTCACATCTATATAATCCATGTTCATTTTACCATCTTTACCTTGTGTCCAAAGTTTTGCGGCGTACCTTTTCTTTGAATATAAAAAATACGGATAATATACCTTTTCAAGTTCGAGATTATTTGGTTTCTTAAAAAGTTTTGTACACTCCTCCGCCGCGCGTTCACCAAGTTCCCAACTATATTTAATAGCCTCCTCACCTTTACGTTCACCGACGTTAAATTCAACCATAACAGAATCAGTATTATGCACGACGAGCTCACCCGGACCAACGTGAAAATGATGTGATTCGGTTGTTAAATCGTAAACGTAACCATCCGTTTGACCTAAATATTCAAGTTTTTTAATTTTTATAGGCGATTTTCTTTGTGTAGATTTTGTCCAAGTCTGTCTAAAAACGTTCGGTTTATCACGTCTTATATTTATAGAAACATTATAACCAAGTTTTCTACCTAATATATACATACCCATACTTCCTTCTTTACCTTTTATATCCATGCGTGTATATCCATTTTCATCCTTGTCTCCATCTGCCATATAATACCCATTGAAAAAAGCCTTTATTATACCATGAGATGCATTTAGAATACACGAAGGAACTACCTTTTCTCTATATTCATTATAAAACAAACTTCTATACTTATCGACAATTTCTAAAACATTACCTCGTGCGTTAAGTTTATAAACACCCGAACTTTCAATTGTATCATATATTTTCGTGTCAAATGGACAGAGCTTTTGCATTTCTCGTAAATACTCCTTTTTTGAATTATTGAGAGCCCATGTACTTTTAACTCCAGATTTACATCTGTATGTACCACACGAACCATCACCGAAAAAGAATCCCATTACCTTAGCTTCATCTATAGTAATACCTGTATCTTTACTATAAAATGCTTCAATCGAATTACCGTGTAATAATCCCATCCCAATAGAAACTTCAGATGGTTTAACCATTTCTTTATTCTCAAGAAGTAAACTATGGTCTTCAGTTACGTCTACTATACCTGTATGTGTTAATACACGATGAATATTCTTATTTGTTTTATGTCGTATGACTTGTTTAATCGGAGTAAAACCGGATTCTGTCCATACATCCGCGTGTATAAAACCAATTTCCTTACCATCATCTCTCTTAACATAATCATTTATAAGTGTGTCAATCCTACACGTTTCAATAATACCATCTCGACGAATAAGTAAAGGTGTATCTGGTGTTACAGAATCACCATACCTTACCTTTGCTCCAGGGTAATGTTTCTCGACGTAATTCTTCGTATCTTCAATCATCATACGCCCTTTCATGGTCGT